CATCCAAGCTTCTCTTACAGCATAAAAGTTATCAGGGAGTCTAGCTTGGTAATCTTCTATAAATAAGACTTCTTCACTTATTACAAATGTTGTTCTTCCTAATTTCTTAAGACACTTGTCTAAGTAAGTAGGAAATAAAAGATCATCCACTGCACCAGTATCAAAGTAACTTTTAAGTTCTTCTTTAACTGTTGAGTAGACAGGCTCTGGGGATACGAAATTATATTTATAGTAGTATGACATAGTTCATTATTTTTTCCATTCTCGGTAAATATTTTGGTACTTGTCGCTGGTTTTTAAATAGTGTGATAAAAGTCTTGAAGTGAGTCTAGAAGGTTTGAAATACCATAGGTCAGAATTTTTGAAACGTGCTGTTGGTTTAAACCACATCCAACCAAAAAAATAACCTTCCGTATGATAATTAAAGTTATAAATAACTTTTCCTTTCTCTTTAGTTTTTTGCCAATCGATTGGTAAGTTAACAAACTCTTTTCCATCAGCTAGTTTTATTTTTCTTCTTTTCTTTTTATTGATAGAGAACTCTCCAAATCCATAAGGTAGTTTTGCTTTCTCACCTGTTTCTAATATATACTCTTTAAAGAATTCATTATAAGTGTAAATGATATTTCTCCATTCATCGTATGTAAGAGTTATAGATGGATGTTTTTTGCAGAACTGATTATAGTTGTCTTTACTAGAGCTTCTCCAATCAATCTTTGTTCTCATTAATTAGTTGGTTTTGAGTTTGGTGATTGACCATCTATTCCTTCTTGACTAGTATCAGTTTTAAGATTGAAATACGTAGATAAAAGTTTTTGAGATGTAAGTTGTAGCACTTGTTGTTCTAGATATCCAGGAAGAGGAAACTCTTTATCTAATGGATTCTTACATAGTTCTTCAGTAGTATATTCTGGAGTTCCGCATCCACATTCTGGATACATGATTTCATTCTCTACATCTTCTTCAAACAATGCAACAAATCTAATTGCTTTAAGTAAAGGATTGTTTACATATAGATATCCATTAGATATCCAATAGTATTCTTCTTTCTTGATTATAGGAAGCTTTAAAAGATTTATATATCTATTGATAGTTATTTCTTTTAACTTCTTTCCTACACCACTCATAGCGTTAATAGAATAAACTCCTTGTATTACATATTGGTAATTACCTTCTGATATACGTGGAAGTTTAAACTTAGTTCTAGCTATAGTACATTCATCTACATAATTGCAACATTCAGAAATAGATACCTCTACCATTTCCAAACAAGGAATAGTAGTGAATAATGTATCAGTAGCCCAAAGTTTTCTTAAATTGGTTTCTCTCTTTATAAGTAATAAAGAGTTGTTTCTTATCTCAGATGCAATTGCTCTATCTGTAATAAGACTATCTGTAGAAAGTATCTTGTGGACACTTCTAACATCTGATACTAATTTTCTTAATGTTGCCATAATTATATTCGAGTTTCAAATTCAGCCACCTTCCCATGCTCATCATCATATACTAATGCTAAAGCAGCTCTTACTGAATGTACGTAATTATTATCTAAGTGCCATCTGTCTGTACCAGACAAGCTAGGCATTTGTTGTATTCTTACTCCCTTAACTTCTTTAGCCATGTAGTGATGTTTATCACCTGTATGTACTTCTCTATATTTAGCATTTCCAAATGATTGGCTATACTGAGGATGTGTTGCAAATAATAATGGAAGATCTTCTATCTTACAGTTTCCATGATGCCATCCAATAAATGTATTACCTAATGTTAATCCTTTAATAACACTATGTTCTCTGATAAAATCTACATCAATATTTTCTTTGAAATAAACATCTAATGCGTGTGCTAAGTAAAAAGATTTAGTTCTATCATGATTACCTTGTACTAATACAACCACTACATGATTTGCATTCTGTCTTAACATATTAATTGTATCTACAAGAATAGCAAATCCTAATTCATATTCAGAACTATAATCCATTATAGTGTCTTGTGGTGTGCCCTGTGTAGTTTGGTTTTGATAGTTATCAGTATGAAAGTAATCATTTGATATAGGTAACACTACAGTGTTTACATCATAATTAGCTCTCACTTTGTTAATCAAAGACTGAGCCACATTGAAATATCTTAAAGCTCTTGCTTCTGGACTATTATCACCATCTACAGTTCTTTTAGCTAAGTGAAAATCAGATAGAGATATCTCTACATTTACATAATCTTTCTCTATAGAATAGTTTTCTTTAGTGATTGATATGTTATTTGGTTTGTAGTTTTGTAGGAATTTAGCAAAGTCTTCAGGAGAGTAGTCTTTTGCTTGTTTTAGTTTTGAAAAAACTGAGGAAGTAAACTTCCCACTTGGTAACATCTTAGACCAGTAGTTGGTTATGATGTATTTATCTAAGTTTATCTTGTGTAACTTAGCTAGTTCAATATCATTCTTTGGCTCATAGTCAGATATGATTGTACTTTCTAGTGTACCTTTTTCAACATTAACTTTACGTTCTTCTGTAAAGTTTCTTGTTATATCTGTAGGTTGTTCATTATCTTTTTCTTTAAGTTCCTTCATGAGCTCACTCACTTCAAACTCACTTATTCCTAATCTTTCAGCATAGAATTTTTTACTTTTCTTCTGCGTTAATAACTCTTCTAATTGGTATAACAAGTGTTGATTTTCAGACATATGTATTTATATTAGTTAAAAAATATTGTAAAGATAAACAATAGTTTTTATATATTCCAAATAATTTTAGTTAGAGTTGTAATTATTTATAACCAAATTAGTTATAAAACAAAAACTCCCCAAGAAAAGTCTTGAGGAGAAACCTTGTAAAACCAACAAAACAAGGATTTTTTATTAAGGTAGAGTTGTTGTCGTTGTGGTTGTACTACTACTACTAGTTGTTGTAGTTCCTGATGTTAATATTATATCAATATAGTTAGTGCATGCTCCTGTAGATAGCACTCTTACACTTGTTGTGTAATCAGGTACAAGTGAAGAAGAATAGCCTGCAAGCAATGCTACTTTAGATACTCCTGATTCAAATGCTGTTACATATCCATCAATGTTTGAATACAAATTAAAAGGACCTGAATCAGCTCCAGCTGTTGTTAATGTTATTAATACTGTCATTTTTATTTTATTTTATTGATTTTAACCAAATATGTAAATTTCTCCATTACCTTCTATAGAAAGTGTTTGTGATGCATAGAATTCACCACCTGCAATTGCACGAACTGCTGTCCAATCAACATCACTGTCACAAGCAATTTTAATAAGTGTTGTTGTACCTGCATATATTACCCATATACCTCCAGCATAAGGTAATTGTTTTTCACCAACACATATTATATCTCCATTAGGTGCTGCTGATAAACTAATCCAAGTTGCTCCTGGTGCAGATAGTGCAACAAATGGTCCAGTTCCTCCAGTTTGTTTCCAAATTGTAGAAGAGTTACAAACATATACATCTCCATTAGGAGCTACAGTGATATCTTTTGCTCCTGTACTAGGTGTTATTCCATAATATGTAAATACAGTTGATGATATTAGTTTTGTATAAATACTACCATTATTCTCAAGTAACCATACTGTGTTAGCTTGATCTACAAATAGTCCTGTCCAATTAGCATTTCCTACAAATGGAACAACAGGGGTGAACGAAGTTGATGCAGCGTATTTTATATACACTGTATTACCTGAACCTGCACCATATATATTACCAAATGAATCTGAAGCAAGACAAGTATTAATTGCACCTCCAGCAGGAACAAGAGCCCAAGGACCTCCTATAGGATATTGATAAACATTTCCACTAAGTATACATCCATATATAGTTCCATCAGGAGATGTAGTTAATCCTGTCCATTGTCTTACATTTGTTGACACTATAGAATTTGGACAATAAGTATATAAAACAGTAGTTGTAGTTGTGGTTGTAGATGAACTAGTTGAAGTAGAAGTGCTTGTAGATGTACTAGTAGAAGTACTAGTTGATGTTGATGTACTAGTTGAACTACTACTAGTTGTAGTTGTTGAAGTTGGTGGTATAGTAGTTGTAGTTGTGGTTGTAGAAGTACTGGTTGATGTACTGGTAGAAGTAGATGTTGAACTACTTGTAGTGGTAGTTGTTGGACAACATACATTAAGTTGATCATATATATTCTCTATATCTTCTCCTATAATCATTACATCCTCAGTAATATTTGTTACAATCTCTGTAATTGAATTTACATCATCTGTAACATCACATATAATAGCATCAAACTTAGCAAGAATAGTATTTAAATTATCGCACGTGTTTACATCTGAACAAGGAAGCGGAGTGCCATCATATGTGATAGCACTCGTTCCTATTATTGTTGTATTATTTATGTTTGAGCAATTAGCCATTTTATAATTTTACTTAATGTTTATAAAGGTGTACAATCTGAATTTATTGAGCAACTTGAATATAAAATATTATATGTACTATCTATAACAGGAAAGTATATAGGATTATCATTTTTATAATAAAACATTTGTATACTTCCTATTGATGATGTTTTAATACAGAAACCACTAACTCCTGCAGTTGTAAATGCAACATCTATATCTGATCCATCACATCCACTGCCTTTTGAAGTAGTTATGTAAACTGTATTATTAGCTTTTCCTGGTGCAGGTGTATTTCCTGTAGCATCATCTAAATCTGTTTGAGATACAATAACATTCATACATGAACAAGTAAAAGGATAAACTGTTGTAGTAGAAGTAGTTGTACTTGTAGAAGTACTGGTAGATGTGCTTGTAGATGTAGAAGTACTAGAACTTGTTGTTGTAGTTGTAGAAATTCCAACACATGATCCACCAACACAATCAGCTCCAACTGTAATTAATACATAGCTATCACTTGCAGATCCTTGAGATCCACAAACATTTATAGTTTGGTTAGCAAGTATTGTTACATTTTCAATAGATGTATTTGAACAATTTTTATATGATATTAAATGAGAACTATCATCAGAATTATAAAAAGTTAAACACTCACAAGGAATAGCTGTTGTTGTAGTGGTAGTTGTAGAACTTGTACTAGTTGTTGATGTTGTACTACTAGTTGGAGGAACACAAGGACCGTTTGGTGTCACTATAACAGTTCCAGGAACAGTTAAAGGACTATCTGTTACAACACAAATGTTTGTATCTCCTGGATTTAATATAATAGCTTCTGGCTCTTGTGTTGTACAATCAGTAATAATTATAGCTACTGGCTCATCTCCTGTATTATTTAATGAGAAGTTTTCACAAGGATGAATTGTAGTAGATGTGGTTGTAGTTGTAACATTACAACATGCATCTAATTGATTATATATATTAATAATATCACCATTGATAATTGTTATCTGTTCAGTAATGTTAGTAACTTGAATAGTTAATGTATTGATCTGTGTTAATAAATTACATATAATCTCATCAATCTTTTGTAATATCACGTTAAGTGTATCACATGGTTCAGCTGTCGTACAACTTAATGCAGGACCATTATAAACAATAGTACTAGAAGCAGTTAAATTAGTACCACATGGATTGTTACAACCACCATTAGTGATTGTAGAACTACATCCACAAGGAGTATTTATAACTACGTCTGTACAGCAAGGATTTACTGGTAAATATGGATATGCCATTTTATTGATTTATTAAGGTCTATATTGAATATAATAACAAGCTGTTACTGGTTGAATGTTTGCATGAGGAAGTCCTCCACCTGCTGGACCAGCTGCATTAGTTATGGAAACTGTAATTCCTGTTGATGCTGCTGCTGTAGTAAATGTAGATTGCAAAGGTGTATTATTAGTATTTGCATTCTGAAAGTTTTTTGTAGTAGTGCCTGTATCTAATGGTCCTAATAATCCTTTTCCAGCTGGACCAGTAATATGTGTATGTGTAGGATCAATAACAGTCACTGTATTAGCATGTGTATGCAAAGGAATCTGTGTAGATGTTAATGTAATCTGATTTGCACCAGCATTATCATAAAGACTATAATTTGGGTTACCAGATCCAGGGATTGATGGATCTACAGCTGGGGCTAATCCTCCACCAGGTACACCATTAATGGCACCTGTTAATCCTCTACCTCTTAAATCAGGAGTTCCATTATTTCCATTACATAAAAATATTCTATCCCACTGACCTGTTCCAGCTCCTGAACTATTAAAGTATGAAAGAGGACCAAAATAAGGAAGCACAGCATAAGGAACCATCTTATTACTAACTAAAGAATTAGTTGAGTTATTTAAATAAGCTTGGATTAATGTATTAAGCTCATCTAATTGCACATATGTATCTGGTAGATCAATCACTAATTGATCAAACTCATCTCTCAATGTACAAAGTGCATTGATAGTAGCTTGTAATACAGCATGTGTATCTGAAGAACTTGTCACTCCTGTTAAGCAATTTGCTGGTAAAGTGTAATCAGCATTTAATACAGCAAGTTCTGCTACAATAACATCAACTTGGTCTTGAAGATCACAAGTAGATTTTATAAGAGCTGATAATATATCATTTAACGAAAGATCTCCACATGTAGGAAGATTTTCACTAACTAAATTACAAATGATCTGAGGATCAATGATAGGATTAATTCCTGTACCATTTAATGCAGATGTAAGAAATGTAATAAGAGATTGTTCTACAAAAGATAATGAATCACCTGTTTGGATTCCTAGGACAGGAACATCTATTCCTGTATATTTAACACATCTGTCAGAGACAATCTCTGTACATCCGTTATAACAATTTGAGCAATTGGACATATTATTTATTTTTATTGTTAATTATTTATTAAACGTACTGATAATCCAAACACTTTTGAAAGAGTATTATTAAATATCTGACCAGAAGTGTTAGTTAATTTATATGTATTACCATCAGTAGATGTAGAGCCATCAGCTGCCCAGTGCACTGATTCATTACCTCTTTGATCAAACACACCTAAATTATTTATAAAACCTCCAGGAAATGCGGTAAATCCACTACTGTTCGTAGCATCTGTATTTGGAGAATTCCAACCCCAAGGTGATAGACCAATATCTTTCATAGCACCTCCTGCAACAGTATTGCTACCTAAGTAACTAATTAAAGTATTCCATTCTGCAGTGGTTGGAACATGTTTTCCAGCTGGGGCTAATCCTCTCGGATCATTTATAGCATACCAGTTATAAAGTACACTACCACTATTAGGATCATTATTATACCAACACCAAGCGCCTGTTGTTAAGTTTGCCCATGTAGTACTATTTGTAACTTCTGGTATTGGATCACCATTAGCATATTGAGTAACTCTTAAATCTGATTCATCCCAAGATTGTGTACCAATAATTACTGGAGAATCTGAAACACATAAACCTTCTGCTGTTATAATTCCTACAGTAACAACAGGAGAAATTCCAGAACAGAAATTTGACCAAACATCAATAAAATTTGCAACTGAATCTGTTAATGTATAAGGAGTAGGAGGATCTAAACATTCACCAAGTTCTATAGTTGTTTCAAGTAATGGATCTATACCTGTAAGATCCCAATTATATTGTTGACAATAATAAATATTAAATACAGCACATTCTGGAGCTTGTGATGCTCCGTTTAAGCTTTGTCCTACATTTGCAACAAGAGTTAATACTTCTGTATCTAAATTAAGACTAAATATTTGACCATTGTTATCACAAACATGTATTACTCCTGCATCTATATATAATCCCCAAGGATTAGTTATAGAAGAAATATTAATATCTACAAGTATTGCTCCTGTAGAGTAATCATGTATAGTTATGTATGTATTACTTGTTATATTATCTACGTAAGAACAAACTAATTGATTTGATGTAGTGTAAATTAAATCTCCTGAAATATCTCTATTTACAGGCATTGGGAATTTACTAGTTATTCCTGCAGTTGTAGTAGTTATATCAACTTCAACAATGTCAGTTCCTATTGAACTAACTAATGTTACATCATCAATTGCTGTCATACCTGAACCAAATAATCCAGAAGCTAGATTTATATTTCTATTGTATGTAGCTGCAAATGGACAGAAATTATCTATATCATATTCAGATATATCTGTTTCAGTATATAACCATAGTTTGTTTGATGTATTTGCAACATCCCCAGTTATACTAACAGGTCCTGTTATTTGTGATGTTAAATCAGTTGTTACACCATCTTTATATATAAACACCCCATTACCTTTACTAAATAAAGGAAGACATTCTGTTACACAGAAAGGTATTCCAGTAGTAGTAGTAGTTGTGGTTGTAGAACTAGTTGATGTACTTGTACTGGTTGTTGAACTTGTTGAGCTAGAACTTGTTGTAGTAGTTGTAATTCTTTGAGTTGTACTAGTTGTTGTAGTTGAAGGATTTAATACAATTGTAATATCACAAGGTTCCTCTAAACAACGTTCTGGTTCATTACATCTACTAACACATCCTAATGTAAGACGTATCACTCTACTAGCAATCATCTTAACAGAGTACTTGTGTACGTAGTTAGGATTACAATACTTATGAGTTAATATTCTCCTATAGCCTATTAACTGAAGAATGTCATCAGCAGGTACTGGTTTATTTAACATATATGATATGTTATTATATAAATTATTGCCAAGCTCTGCTAACTTACAATCTATCTTTTTAAGTAGAGAAGGTATATCAGCGCATTCTGGGCAATCATTTAGTCTTGGTGATAACATAGTATTAATTTTTTATTTGTTTACTTTAGAAGCGCAGGTACCACATAGTCCATTTTTCAATTGACATCCACACCCCACATTAGCTCCACATGAATTACATTGTGCCATAATTAATAAAAGTTTATTAGGTAGTTGTTACCTGAACAACCACAGTTGGTTCTTAAAAAGTTATCTAACATATTATCTGCCTGAGCATATAATGTATTTGATTCATATTCTGCACAGTTATTAGCTGCTGCAATAGCTCCTTGAATAAAGAAGTTTATTGTATTTAATGTAACACTAGATTGTGTTTTAAGTGCTCTATCACACTCCATCATATTTAATTGTAAAAACGCATTGTCAAACTTCTCTTGAAGTCTATCAACACGTAATATTGTTTTCTCCACATAGTTTGCATATGCAGGAGCAACAGAATATCTTAATCTGTACACTCCATCTGGAAGTGGTTGATTACAACCAGGATCTGTAATTCCTAAATTAGAAGATGTAAATACATTTAATTGGTCAGGAACAAAAGGTAAAATCTTGGTTCCGAATCCTGGTATTTCAATCTCAATAGATGGTGCTGAGACCACTGGAGGATTGGTAGGATATACAGAAGCATCTGCAACACCAAGAGTATTAACATCGTAAGTAGATACTACTAGTATATCTAATTGTAAGTTTGCCATGTTGTTTTTTAAATAAATATGCCAGAGGAATGTGAGTTATCCTCTTTCCCCTGGCATAGGTTATTATTAATTTCTACTTCTTAATACTTAAGGTATAGCAGGAGTAGTTGTTGTTGTTGTAGTAGGAGCAATAGTTGTAGTAGATGTAGTAGTGATACAAATGTTATCATCTGCAGCAGCTCCTAAACCAGCTTCTAAAATTGCTTCAAATGCAGCAGTTAAGTTGCTTCCACCTTGAGGAACAGCAAGAATCACTGTAGAATCTTCCATGATATAATCACCCCATTGGTATTCAGATTTGTTATACTCGTTGAATCTGATATAGAATGTGTTGTACATAGTACCGTTAGATACCCAAGATTCGAAGTTCTCGTTGTATCCATTCATTCTATATAAGTGTTTCAAGTAACCTGCTTGGTAGCTGTAGAAGTTTTTCTCTAATTGAGCAATCTCTGCAGATGTACCAGTAGGATAAGAAGCACGTTGTTGAATTGCTTCAGTAGCAACAATGTTACAAGCATCAGCAACGATAAAGTCAGCAGTAGTAGCTGGACCAGCATATACAAATGTTCTGAAAGATAGTCTATCATATTCAAATGGGAACGCTGCAATATCACAAGGTTGTCCATATACAGTTAATGGTTTTCCTGTAATACGTAAGATAGTTCCACCGATGTTTTCGAATGTATAAAACGTGTTAAAGCTAATGTTATCAGGGTTGTTACCTGGAGCTTGTTGTCTTAATTTATTGATTAATAAATCAATAATAATGTTTGGATCCACAGTATCACATGGATTGTCAGCACAGTTACAACATGGAGCTTGAATAGTTACTGAACGAGTGAAACCATTGAAATACAAAGTATTAATGTAGCTAGAAAAACCACGTAAAGTTAACGTGATACTTTCTCCACATTGTACTAAGAAATCAGTTACATCAGTAATTTGATTAGCAGCAGTTGGACATCCTGTTACTTTGTACCATTCTGTTACATTAGAGTTGCAACCAGATCCTGAAGGACATCCTTTGATCTTATCAGATCTTTTAGAACCTTGCAAGTAAGTGTTTGTTCTACCTTGAGCTACATAGAAGTAAGGAGAAGCAGCAATATTCAAAGCAGTAGCTGTTGAATAATCGCTTTTAAAAATTCCCACAATACCTGGATCTAGGTCTTGAGTTGAGCCAGAGCTAGGGACAGAAGTTTGCCCTACTGGAACCACGAATAACGTGGTTAATGAAAAATCAGCCATTTTAATTTATTTAAATGTTAATAAAGTTTATTCGTTTGTTTGTATTCTGTAAGCTGCACTTTGTACTGCAGATTGGTTTTCAGTATACATTGCTAGATTTTGTACTGTTAAGTCTAACAGTTCATCCTCTAAATATAATTCAAGTTCACAATCTTGATCAAATGATGGAGTTCCATCTAACATGATATATCCTGCTTTATTTATATATAGTGGATATCTCATGTACATCATGTAAACTTTAGTTGGGATAAATGTACCATCTGTAAAATAACTTATTTCATCTGATGATAAAGAGTTGAATGTTTCTTGGTATTCAAAACTTGGTCTATAATGATCATTGTTTAATATAAACTGTAGATCACCATGTTTAGCAAGATCTCGATTAATCCAAATCTTTCTATCTTTACATCTACCTTTGTCTGCCAGTATATATGAATCTATATAGAACATATATTGTGGATTAAGTTCATGTACATACGTACACCATTGATTCAATTCAACATTCTTTAATGTAAGATCTAAAGGTTGATGATTGTAATTCATTATAAGACTTTGTAAGTCTTCATAACGTTTTTTAAATGAATCTTGTCCTAATTGACTAGAAGTACTAATGCCATCAATCTTTTGTTTTATCAACTTAATCTGAGCTTCATTCAGAGCTAAGATTTTGTCTTCTAGTTGAATCTGTTGGTGCTCATTAGTTGATAGTTTATTTAGTTTCTGATCGATCTTATACAATAAACTATCTACTGGTATCATATGCTTTTATATTTTTAAAACTAGCCTCTTAAATAGAAGCTAGTTTTTTAGTTTTCAATTTACCTTCTAATGTCAATAACTCATCTTGGTTATCATCATCAGCTAGGAATTTAATTAAATCTTGTTCATCTTTAGCAATTTCAAATTCACCTTCGTAAACTTTACCATTTGGTTTAACTCTGTAAACTGAATGTGTAACTGCTTGTTTAATTAAATCTTGTATATGGAGTAAATTTTCTTTCATGTCAGCAAATCTATTGAACACTTCAACTGGATTCAATCCTGAATATTTACCACTTGTGAATTCTGTTTGTTTCAATACATTATCTACTTGATTATAAACAACTTCTTCTTTAGTATCTTCTGTAACTGGAAGACCTAAAAGTCTTGCAACTTTACGTTTCTTATCAGGAGTCATACTATCAAACTTAACAATAGCTTTGTTAATCAATTGTTTTTTCTTGTAGATCACTGCATTTTCTATCTCATCATCAACAACATAAAATTGTGTATCTGCTGGATATTCTCCTCTTTCCCATGCTTGGTGAGAAGATGCAATAGTGGGATGTACTCTTAACCATGAAAAGGCTATCTCTTGAAAAGGAACTGATAGATCAAAGTAATTATCACCATCTAATAACTTAACTGGTTGTACGTGTGTTTGATCATCTGAAGAAGTTGATAACCCATAATTCCAAAACTTTGAACGAGGTCCTAAATCAATATCACCTAATTCATTTTCAAGTCTTGCTTTAAGTTTAGTTACTCTTTCTATTTCTAACTCTCTTTCAGTTGGATCTGCAATTCTTTTAATGTAAGTAGAATCTGGATCTAATCCTGTTCTATACTTTCCATCTAATTCTTTATAAGGATACTTGAATACTCCTGTTCCAGGAATTCTTGTAAATCCTTTTTGCGATAGTCCACTGTCCATTGTCTGCAGTTGAGAACTGTTATACTCACGTTTTATCGTAGAGATTTTGCCTGTTTTACCCATAATGTAGTTTAATTAAATATTTGGTTTATTTTAGTAGAGTGTCCCCATTGAAGGGAATGCGACTGGGAAACCCAATCCATCACTCTGACACTTAGTTACGTTGCTGTGCAAGAGGCTTGACTAAGTAAGGTTGAGAATCATCCCCTCTGGGAGGGAGAGGAGGTGAGGGGACTCATCTCGGAAAAAAGAGATGTGTGCTGTTCTATAA